GTTGGTGGGCAATCGGATTTTACCCCGTATGACTACCAGAACTGCTACCGCTGCTAGTGCTACCAGTATTTCTTTTCCTGTTGGTACTGCTGGTATTTTCATACCTACTGATGTTCTCTCTATCATTGCACCTTCAGTAAGAGTAACTATTTCATCTGCAAGTACAGGATGGGTTGCTAATGATACTATCACTATAACCGTCAATGGCGTTGCTGTTACTTATACTGTGGTGGCTGGCGATATTGGTGGTTCATTGGCAGCAACCAATACTAACGTGGCTAATAAGGTAATTGGTGCGATCGCTGCTAATCCTTATACTTCTAGACTGGTTTCTGGTTTATCGGTGGCTGGTACTTCCCCTGCTATGGTAATCGTCTTTTGGGCAAAAGATTTTACCAGTCTTTACAGTTTTACTACTAGTGTTTCAAGCACCAATGGTACTTCTACCGCTTCTGCCGCTGTATTTGCTCCTAGCGCAGCTATAGGTACAATCTCTGCGGTTAACACAGTTACAGATGTTGTCACCATTAGTGCAGCTTCTGTATCCGTGCCTTTGGGTATGCCTATAGGTGTGGCTGCTAGTTCACCGGAAAACTTAGGAATGTTGTCTCCTGAACTTCCCATAGATTTGCTGTACAGAGAAAGCCAGAATTACGCTCTCTACTTAGAAGGCACTGTTTATGGGTCTAGGTTGCCTTATATGGATGGACAACTAGCCGCTTTATATCCTGAAATTCGTTTGGTGTAATTTATGCCCTCAATTATTGAATTAATCAACTCACAACCGGGCGTGGTTCAGCGGGCTATTGACTTGCAACTGGCAACTGTCTCTAGCACTGGTGAAGTCTATGCTGACGGTTATCCTGACCCTGCTTTGAATCGTTTTTTCCCTTTTGTTCAGTATAGTGATCCGGTTTTAGCATTGCTCAAAATGCGGGCTTATACTCCTACTCTTGCTTATGTGGTAGCTACTGATGGTGCTATTCCCCAAGATGTAGAACGCCTTAGCGTGACTCAAGAAACCTTTGGTAATTTTAAACTGGCTAAATCTAGATTGATTACTGAAGAGGATTTTAACCTTGCTCAACAGGCAGAACGCTTGGCTATGTCCGGTAACGCCCAAGCGTCTGAAGCTATCAGGAATATCTTTTTAGGCGTACCTGCACTGCTTACCCAGTCTGTTATTAACTTACATACTGTGTTGACTTTGCTGATTGCTTGTACTGGACAATGCAACTATCCTGACCCTACATCAGGAGCATCAGCAGTTCTTAGTTACAGAAGTCAGGTCCCTTCAGATAATTTGCCGGCTGCTTTGACGGGTACTGCTGTGTGGTCTGCTTCAACTACCGCTACAGGTATTGACGATTTGGTGAGCCACTTGTCTAGTTACTACAACAGTGTTAAGAGGTTTCCCCCTTATATTGTTATGTCTAGGCTGACTGCCAACAACCTTAGAAACCAAACTAGCACCAAGGAAATTGTAGGACGGTCTAGAGGGATGATTACAAGCTTAGAAGCAGCTAATGCCAGTGCCGTAGCTGCTTTGCCACCTCCATCTTTACAGGAAATTGGTGGTGTGGTTGGACAACGATTATTAGCAGGTGGTGGTCAAAATCCCAACATTGAGATTATTGTTTCCGATGCGGTTTACTATCAGCGCGGTTCAGGTCGTGTAGGCACAGAAGTGAAAACCTATGTCCCTGCTGACTATTACTTCTTTGCTCTTGATAACTACATTGAACGGGCAATTGTTCCCACCGCTTCTAACAATTTTGCTGGGGGGCTGGTAACTACTACTGAAGTCGTCAGCAAAGAACCACCTCAAGAAAAAATCACTGTAGCGGGACGTGGCTTTCCTCTTGTGATGGACCCTCGGTTTATCGGGGCTAGAAGTACCAACAGTGCCACTGCGTTGACAGTTATTTAGACTGTGACCACTTGATTGGGCTGTTTCCCCGAAGCCCAAACATGGATGTACCTTTGGTTGGTGATGCTGATTCTGGACTGGTATTTGTGACTATCTTTAACAGTCGTTGGTACTCAAGTCCGTACTTACTTTGTCCGTAGCTATCGGGAACACTTTGTAACTCAATGTTGTAAGACTCATCATCTACTTCTAAGCGTTTTAAGACTCCCGTACTGTAATCACTACCCGTACTTTGTTTAGTTAAGGTAATTTTGTGAGCGGTCAATAACTCAGTTGCCACGTCTTTTAAAGTTCCCCAATGGTACAGTTCAACTTCTAGAAGTGCTTCTGGTAAAAACAAATTAAACTTGGTTTCTTCACCCGCAAATTCTGGATATTTGACAATAAAGTTACTGAATAAAATCATGATTTCCTCCTATGTAAACCAAACAATTGGATATTTAGAACCCTTTAATTCTAACTTAACCTTAACCTTTCAAATGGGTAATGGTCATTTTGTTGAAGATGCTGTGGGGAATAGGATTGAAACAGTTTCTACTGTGATTGTTCAAGCTTCTGTATCTACTAAGAAGGATTTTAAACCTTTGTTTGAAGATGCTCAAATGGGACAAAATATTCTTTATTTAAAGGGAAGGATGATTGGTAATTGGAGTAATTTGGTTTTTAATTATCAATTAATTGCTGATGCTGTACTTACTGATTCAAGTGGTAGTATGGTTACAGGACAATGGCAATTTATTCCTGTACCTCAAAACCGAATTGCAACTTATTTAGAAGTAAGAAAAAGATACATTGAGGGTCGTTTAACTATAACAAGTAGGGTATAATTATGGTTGTAGCTAATTGGAAAAGTATTAAAATTCCCCGAAAACTCACTGCTACCCACGCATGGACTGCCCCTCATGCAGTGATTGTCCATGAAGGCGCGACTTTCTCTAATGGCTCTGAAAACCCAGCCCGTCCTTGGGTTGGTGCTGCTATTGATGAGTATGATTTTTTGGGTGAATATGCTGACGGGTTTAACCAAAGTGAGAACTTCAAACAGGCTTTTATGGCTATGTCTGAAGGATTTGGTGAAGCTTGTCAGGCAAATCTTGAGGATGTCCGTTGGCAATGGCCACGCACCACCGTCCGTAAGAGTGGGGATGTAGTTGGTTCACCCCGTGACATTGTGGACACTGGGGAACTGAAAGACTCTTACGAGGTGCAATATGAAGGCAATTGACCTCAGAAAAATTCTGGCAACGCTACTGGCTACTGAATTGGGTACTTATACTAATGGGTTGCCTTCAATCTGGGTATACGGTAGTTCATCTCAACCACCATCTGCAAGTAACGGGCTTGAATGTTTGATCAAGGAAACCCCTAATGTTGCGGCTAAAGCTACCAGTGCTGGGTCAAGATATAAGCCTCAACAATGGGAAATTCTACTGCGTAATTGGGTAAAAAATTCTAATTTACCAACGGCGATCGCTAAGATAGAAAGACGGTTTCCAGTCTTACGTTATACACACATTCCCGCTACTTCTGATATACTAGAACAAAGCAGGATTGTCATTTTTGACCCCATAGTCACATAACAACTATTTAAAAATTATGCCAATTAACTTAGATTTTAGTAGACCAAAATCTGTTACAACCAATACTACTACTGCTGTAATTACCGCAGGTACAGCAGTAGAAGTAGAAGGTGCTGGTGTTACCGCTGAAGAATCCTACTTTTTGCCTTTTAATCACGGTAACATCACCCCTAGCACTTTCACTGTTGCCAACTGCAATATTACCAGTGGTAGTGCAACTATTACTACTACCACTTCTAACGGGTTTGCTAATGTGCGTGTTGGTGATGTAGTTACAGTAACGGCTGGCGGTGGTACTATTGCTGCTAACACTGTGGTGTCCGTCAATAGCACTACTTCTATCACTATTACTGTGAACGCAACTGTAAGTAGTACAACTGCCAATAGCTCTACAATACAGCTTGCACCACCCGCAATTTCTCCTACTATGTGGGGAATTAGATTACTTTACCAAAAATCCGGTTCTGTAATTACCATTCGCCCTACCATCTATTTTTACGATGGTAGTCTTGGAAGCACTCCTGGAACTGTGGCTAATGCTACTACAGCAATTAACCTCACTGATTCATCAGGTAACGCACCTAGTATTGATTTTGATGCTTTTTACAATGCAATCCGTGTTACTCGCAGTGCTTAATCTTTTGTTTACATTTATTTTGTAATTGCTTAGGAGTTTATAAATGGCTTTAGCTAATCGTCCGGTTCAGACTGTAATTCTCCAAAACTTCGCTCTTGACTTAAAAATGTTGGGAGAGAACAACCGCAATCTCAGTGTGACTACTTTGACTTGTGGACTTGGTGCTTTAGAAGGTGCTACTAGTATTAATGTTACCGCTACTACTGGTGTTAATTATACTATTGCTGCTGGTACTGCCCTTTCTTTTGTTGCTCCCACTAATCCATTGGGGCGAGTAGAAGTATTGTTACTAGCTAATGCTACTTTATCAGGTGGTTCTACTATACCTTTAACAATTGCCCCTCTTTTAGATAGTATTACGGCTGGCTCTACTGCTAGATTAGTTCAGGATATGTTTCCTGTATTAGGGATTACCAACCTTGGACCTCAACTTAGTCCCACTGTGGTGGACACTACTCACGCCCAATCTGGTAGTGGTACTAGTTCTGCTATTGTCCGCACCAAAAGAGAACTTACTGTAGAAGGTATTGAGTACGTCGGTGACATTGCTTTAGAACAATTTGTTAAACGGACATTCTTTGACCCTATATATATGAATCGGGAATTGTACGCGATCGCTACCTATCCCAATGGCTCAAAACTGGAAGGTGCATCTAAAGTAACGGCTTTGACCATGCCAGCAACACAGATGGAAGTCATGAAATATACTTTCACTTTAGAGTTTCAAGATGAGATATTTTGGACTCCTGCTTACTACGCTTCTGGTGGTTCTAGTATCGGATTCCCCAATTACAACCCTAACTAATGAAGGTTCTCAAAGATAGCACTGGGTTATTAGCTGTCTTAATTAACTGCCGCATTGATGAGGATAGGTTGCTATGCGGTGCGGCAGTTTTTAGAGGAGGGTTGTCAGGGCAAATTACCGTTTCTGATCGCTACTCCTCTTATCAAGTCAAGATTCCTGATTCCGTTAAACAGGTGGCAACCTATCAACTTTTAGCAGATTCCCAAGATAATTTAGAGATTGAATTATGCGCCCAATAATTAACAAAAAAGCCAAGTATGAAGTTATTCCCGTGGGTAATGAGTCCACTGGAATTATCTATTTAGAAAAACGCGGTTCTTTGAGCGTCGGTGAAGCTAGGGACATTGATAGCATTGATGCTAAACGTCAAAAAGCTGCTATTATCGCGTCTAAGCTGGTTAAAAAGATTTCTGTAGACCGTGGTGTCACAATTGCAGAAGCCCAAGAATTACTTTCTCCTACTCGGTCTGCTGATGGTGCGACTGAAGTTGATAACTCTGATGTCATTTACGACTACATTGAAGACTTCACTGAACTAAATGCTCTGAGTTCTATTGACAGTGCCTCTGTGTCCATTTCAGTGGCTACCCTGTTCATTAAGAAACGGGTGGCTTTCCCAGTGGAACTCACATCATCAGTACCTTTCAATTCCACAAGTATTTCCGTTGCTTCAACCCACTTCCCATTACAGGATGGACAAGTAATTCGCTTCGGCGATTGTTTAGTCACTGTGTTGGGTAACTATCAACCCTCAGACACAGGATTGATACTTAGAGTTCAACCTGTATCTGAAAATCTACCCATGACTGTAGGGTTTCTTTACAATAACTCAACCAAGTCTTACGTAGTTGGTACAGATGAGTGGTCTGAAGAAGACACTAAGGACTGTAGTGATGAATTTGTATCTGCTATCTACAAATTCTATGAGAACGAGCGTAGTCGTTGGAAGGTAGAACCAGAATCAGCACCCGCACCTGTAACTGAGGGGGAGCAGCTACCAGTTCTTCAGTTGACTGGGGAAGTATTTACTGGCGAATCCAATCCTACCGAGTTTCTGACCCCAGATTTAGAGACTGGGATAGTTTCTTAGACCAGCCTATTCACGTAGTATTTGAGTGCATTGAGGCACTTGAACAACACCGGAGGGAACAGGCTAATATTGAGGGACGGGTTCATGCAATCGGTTGGACAGGATTGTTTAACGGGTTCAAAAAAGACACTGACCCCAATATGGAGTTTATTGATTTGCTACCCTTTCCTGACGATATTAGAGGGGATACCCGCAAGATTAGCCAAGCAACGGAAAACATTGTTAAGGATATTATCAAAAACAATCGGTTGCCCGCTCCGGTTCTATCAGCTTTGAATCTGCTACTTTCTTGATTACAGATTAATATTCTTAGTCTGTAATCTTTTTCTTTATAGGAGTTAATATTATGAATTTAGGCGAATTAATTGTAGAGTTATCTGCTGATTCTTCTGAGCTAGAAAAGACCTTGGAACGGGCTAAGAAGAAGGCTTATGAAGCGGCTGTGGCAGTAGAAAAAAGTTTTGAAAATATTAATCTTAATGTTGGAGTGGACGATGATAGTTTAGTTGATTTAAATAAGCACTTAAATTTAAAAGTACAACATCTTAAAGAAGTTAATAAATATTTTACTAATAATCCTATTGTTGTTAATGTTGATGATAAAGAATTAACTGATTTAAATAAGCACTTAAATTTAAAAGTACAACATCTTAAAGAAGTTAATAAATATTTTGATAACAATCCAATTAAAGTTAATACTGATACCAAAAGTCTTGATGAATTAGAAGAAAGATTAGGCGGGCTTTCTAATAGAACTATTACTATTACTGTTGAATCTGATTTAAGTAAGCAACTAGAAAAAAGTTTAGCTGATGCTGTGAAAAATGCTGTTAAAGAAGAAATGTCAGAACAAGCTTCAGCGACGGCTCAACAACAAACAGCGAAAGAAGCTTCATCGCCAAATAAAGTTCAAAAAGTAGACATGGTAGTTAATCCAGGTAGAGCTATCATGGACGGGATATTTGGAGGACTTGGTAAAGGTTTTACTGATGGGATTAATAGAGGTATTGAAGATGCTGTTGGTGTGGATATTCCAACTATGACTAGGATAACTAGTAACATGATGTTGCGTTATTTTGGTGTAGGTAAAAAAGCGCAATCAGATCCTAAAAATGAACAGAAGCGAGTAGAAGCTATTCTTAAAGATGGAATTGATGCTTTTGTTGTAGCACACGATCACCGCGCTGCATGGTATCAAGGTACAAGCAATTCTAGTGTTGTTGGTAGCACCAAAAGAAGTAGAAAAAAAGCATATAATCCACCCAAAGTTGCCAACGATGTTGATGTAGATTTTGAAGCTACTGGACAGGTTGCTGCTAAAGGCTTGTTGCGTTATTTTGGTATAGGTAAAAAAGCCCAATCAGATCCTAAAAACGAACAGAAGCGAGTAGAAGCAATTTTAAGAGGGATGGTTGATGATTACGTAGAGACACAAACACCAGCAAAACCATCTGCTGCTAGTCAGTTCTTGACTGAAATTAATAATCAATTTGTGACTGAGATTGAGCAATCGATTGTAAACACAGCCCAAAGAGTTAAAAGTGCTACTATCGGCGCAGTGCGGAAAGGATCTCAAAATATTTTTGCTAACTCTTCTCCAAAAATACAGAATGCAGTTAATGGCGTATTTAATTCTTTAGAGGGATCGGGAGATGACTCTGGGTCTTTTGGCGGAAAAATTGGCTCTCAAATGGCTAATTTTGCAAAACAATCTATAAAGTCAACAGCAAAAACTATACTCCCAAATACTTATGATGTTGTTAGTGAATTATTAGGTAAGAAAAAAACCGCTCAATCCGATCCTGCTGCGCCTAATAGCAAGCAGGAAGAAACTAAATCTGATGAAGCTGCAATTAAACTAGAGAATGCAGCAATTAAGCTAGAAAATGCTGCTGAAATACTGAATAATGCTGTTAATGCACTGGCTAATTTTGCGGCTAATACAAATCCAGTAACACCAATACAATCACCTTTAAACGTTCCTCAAAAAGTTAAGAAAAAAGTCACTGAAGATGATTTTGAACTAATTCCTGTATCTATTCCTGAACCAGTTAAAAAGCAAATTCAATTCATTAAATCTGGAATAGTCAAAGGTGTAGATTTATCTGAACAATATAAAAACGCTACTGAAAGCCAAAATAATTTAACACCATTACAACCTGCTCAAGCGGTACAAGTAAATAAAATCAAACAGCAGTCTGAAGTTTC